ATTATGATTATTGGTTACATTGGGAAGACAGTTGGATTTTAAATACACCTTTTTTAGATGATTCAATTGAAATTATGGAAGATGATAATATAGATCAACTACAATTAATTGATCGATGGCATGATATTCAGGATGAACGAAAAGAACTAAAAACAACAAAAAGTGGGAAAAAATATACTGAAATTTTAAAAATAAATGATTCTATAGATGAACAATTGAAACCGTTTGGGAATTGTACTGATTTTAAATTGAATTGGGTCGATCATAGGGATCATTGGCCTCTATTTTCATTGAGTCCAGGTATAGACAAAGTGGACAAAATTTTAGAAACGGGTTATTTTGATACATCAACCGAATTATGGCCTATTACATTTGAATTTAAATGGTCGATAAAATGGTTATGTAATGGAAGTAGAAAAGCAATTATCAATAATAGTGTTTGTCAACGTGTGGATAATCATATATCAACATATGATTAGCATTCTTTAATTATTTAAGACATAACACCAAATACAATACATTTTTTTCTACACGAAGAATAAGATGTACTATATTTTTTTTCATATTTCCGGAATAGCATTATTGGAAATATGTTTTTTCTTCTATTATATTGGACCTATGGAAACCAAACATTTTCGAAATGTAGTAAACAAATTGGTCAATGAACCTCTATTTATGATAGAAAATAGTATACCCGAACAAGAAACGATACAATATGAACAATTTGTACCAAATAACTATGATTTACAAATAAATAATAGTTCAATTCCGATTTCTTATAAATCGATTCGTGAAAGTATTCAATTATATACAAATCAAACTATCGAACAAAATATGGAAGAACTGAAAGAAAATAAAGATTCGGCAATAAAACGGCGAGAAAAAAAAAATGAAGATTTGTTTGTTAAAACAATTGAATATTGGATGGCATTTACGTTCTTGACAGTTTTATTATATATGTTACATTCAAAATATATAGAACTTATCCGTTTAAATGAGGTGCATAATTCTATTGTCACCGTTCGTTCGCATGATTATGATATTGAAATGCCCGAATACACACGGTATAGAAAAAATTCAGAAATTCAAGAAACTTTAGAAGAACAAAGTCCCAATAAATGTTATGAAACTACCAAGAAAATTGGTCATTATTTCTTATTTGCGGTTTGTATTATCAGTTTTCAATATGGTTTTTTCGAAACCATTGTTTTATCGTATGATCCATTATCCATTGATGAAGTGAAATATTTAATATATAGCAAATTAATCCCTAGTGCGTAACAATATATAATAATATAAATGATTATTATATATGGATCCGAATGAAATATTAAACGAAATTAATATTACATTTGTTCGTCATGGAACTACAGAATACAACGAACAGAATCGAGTTCAAGGTAGTTCTGATATTCCATTGTCCAAGAAAGGATATGAGGACATTGAAAAAGTTGTTTTAACTCATTGTAATTATGATCTATATTTTCATAGTCCTTTAATGCGTTCCAAAGATACTTTATACAGTATTTTGGAAAAATATGGTACTATACCAGACAAAAAACATATTGTTGAATCCTCTTGTGTCACCGAACGCGGATATGGAATTTTCGAAGGATTAACACCATCGGAAATTGAAGAACAATATCCTTCTTATTATCACGAATGGATAATCAATGAAAATGTGAAAGGAGATAATATTGAACCAATTGAAGAGGTAATCTATCGTATCGAAAAGTTTATTGCGAAATGTATAGGATACAATAATAAAAGGATATTAGTGGTCACACATTCGGGGGTTTTGTATGCTCTCTATAAATACATTACTGATTCTCCCTTACATTTAAAACCTGCGGATTTTTTAGTTTCTTTCCCGAATTGCTGTGTGGTAGACCTACAAATATTGGTCCATTCTCATCATAGTGAATTAAATTTCAAAATAAAAGGCAATATCATACAAAAAATTATAAAGCACTCATAACTTGCTGAAATGTTTGCGCATTTAATTCTGTTAATGGTGGTAATGGTTCATCATGTGCGTTGTCAATTAATTTGAAATGTTCTCCGATTTGTATGTTGCTAGTAACATTATTTTTAAAATTACTATCAACCACTTGTGTAAAATTTTTCATCAGTAAATTTGAACTCATTTGTTTTTTCATATTTCTACGTAAAATAGTATTCATAATAATAAAACTCATCTTGGAAAGTGCGTTTGTATTTTGATGACGATGTTCACGTTTTAATAAATCTACCTGTCCCATTTTCTTTAATCCGAATTTCTCCAAAATATCTATCAACATATTTACTTCTACGCCATAGCCGGTCATATATTCCACGTTTTCCAAAATCTCTCTATAACCACCATATTCGCCTCCAAGAGGTTGGATAAAACCCGATAATTCTGGATACAATAAATTTAACATAGGACGTGCGCATAATTCAGTAACCCGTCCTCCTTCATTTGATTTTTGTACTGTATCACTAATGACCAAAGGTCTTTCATAAAAACCTTTCACAAATTTAATGGGTGTTGTTAATAGTGGACCAATCAGTCCATAAATCATACGTACATCGAAATTTTTTAAATCACTGTCGCAATATAAAACAATTGTCCCTTTTGAACAATATAATCCTTTCCATAACTGATTTCCCTTTCCTTTTTTACATTGATAATCGGGTAAAATTTCGCATTCTTTTACTACATTTAATAATTCATATTTAGTTTCCAAGTTATATACAATGTCTAAAGTATTATCGGTGGAACCACCATCGATTAATACAAGTTCGTCAATTAATTGGAATTTATTATTCAAATCGCGAAAAATGGTTTCAATAATTGCTCCTACACTGTTTTCTTCGTTAAGTGTAGGCATAACTAGAGAAATGGTTCGCCCATTTTTATTGTTATAAAGCATTTCGAAATCTTTATAATCGAAACAATGGAAAGTGTTTTGTTGTAACCATGACTCTACTTTTTGTATTTCAACTGATTCCATTTGTATAGTATAAAAATATATTTCGAATAATATTCAAACTAATATTCGATAAAATAAATAATATCCTATGTTATACATGATTACTTTTGGAGGAATTGTCATATTATCCGTATATACTGCCATTGTTGGCATTATTGTATCCTATAATTCACAAACTGTAGAACTGTTACATGACTCTTTGACGATTGCTTAATAATTTCAACAAGAAAATTGATTCGTTTTGTTGGAAGTAAGTAACTAAAAAAAAGATGGCAGGAGTAAAACGATTACACAAAGAATATAGAGACCTTTTAAAGGATCCCATGGTCAATTGCATAGCAAAACCACTGGAAGAAAATCTCCTTGAATGGCGGTTCATTTTCAAAGGGGAGTCAGATACTCCCTATAAAGATGGGGTGTATATGGGGAAGATCAGTTTGCCAAAAGAATATCCGTGGAAACCTCCAAAAATTCAAATGATCACCCCAAATGGACGGTTTCGTACAAACGGTACGCTATGTTTGAGTTTTACGCATTATCATCCGGAGTCATGGAATCCGGCACTATGTATTCGCACTATGCTCCTAGGAGTCATATCGTTCTTCTATGACAATGATAATACCACAGGGGCTACGCGATCGACTATCAATGAAAAACGGTTGTTTGCTGAAAACTCTGTTTCGTTTAATAAGACCCTAGACGAATATAGATTGTTGTTTGAAAATAACGAATTTGAACCAAGAAAGGTGGTCATCATCAAGAAGAAAAAAGTTGCCATGTCAGTCTAATTTTATACGTAATTTTATAAGCAGTATTTTTTATTTAGTGTAAAAAGCTATATAAATAATAGTAGTAAAGTCTTATTATAATCAATGTCACTTCGTACACATCAATCAAATCAATTACATACACAAAATGATTTACTCATGAAATGTTTGTTAGATTTTTATGAGGACAAAACCAAGTTGGATCAAATGATGAAAATTATTAATGGTGAATCGAATATTTCACTTCGTATTGTAGATTGGTTTGTTACAAATTATGCGAAAAAAGACTATACAATTTATGATCTTCCAATAATAAGAAATTCGAAAACTGTTCAAACGCGTTTTAAGGTATACAATGATTATAAATTGAAACTAAAGGCATATTCTAAAAAGCGTTTTGACCCGTTTTGTAGATGGGAGCGCATTACCATTCCGTATAATGAAAACAATTGTATGGAAACCACCATTGGACAATTGAATTTTTTTAAATGGGCAATTGAAAACAAAATTATCGATTATATTAAAGAACATTATGACGCAATTGAGAAAGATATGAATGATCGCAATTCAATTTCCAAGAAAAAGAAAGACGATAATTTGGAAACAGCATCTATTACCTTAAATAGTGGTGATAATAGTAAAACGCGCAAAAAACGTGAGGAACTATCTGTGTCGGCATGTAAATGTATTAAGAAGGAAAATGTGAAAATTATTGTGTCATTTAATTAAATTACATGGATGTATCTGATTATATAAAATAATAATTTTTGGAAATATTGTAATGGTTTCATAATGTATAATGAAATCATTTGGCGAATATTTTTCTTCCCTTTTAAATATGAATATGTTTTGTAAAGACGAATCGAAGTCCTCAAAAGACTCATTGGACAAAACAGAACACGAAAAAGAAGAAGTCCAAGAAAAAGAAGAAGAGAATAAAGAAGAAACGGAAAAAGAGAAAAAAAAAGGGGAAGAAACATTCGAATTTATCGAGATTTCTGAAAATACGTTTGCTGAAGTAGTAGAAGATATGTTTATTACGAAATTTTAATTTTTTTGTTTTTTGTTTTTTTTGTTTTTATGCGGTCTTGTTCCATGTTTCATCGATTAAACCATACGACTTACACTTCTCAATATCCCACCACAGATCGTGCTTCAATATCTCTCCTAATTGCTTCTTAGGAATATTTGCGTGAGTTTTATAGATTGCCATAATCTTAGTCATGAGTTCCTTGTTATTCTCAAACTCATCCTCTAGTTCTGCCATTTTTCCCCATGATCCAGCAGACAATTGATGAATCAGCATATATGCGTTTGGACGCATATAACGCTTCTTACCTACTACACTAATAAGTGTTCCTGCTGAGGCAGTAGCGCCCTCAATGACGGTATGAACGGGAACTTTGCATGATTGAATCGCATCAATTGCGGTCATGGCATCAAATACCGATCCTCCAAAAGAATTGATGTGAAGGTAAATTGGAATCTCATCAATACACAGTTTATGTGCGTTGATAATATTATCCAATTCACACTTGCGTAGAAATTCAATCATTTCAAAGACGGAATCTCTATCGACTTCTGCGTGGAAATAAATATGATTTCCCTCGCGTGTAATTTTACGACCACCTTCGTCATCGTCGTCATCATCACAATCATCATTTTTAATGATAAGATTGGCAGTCTTACACTGTCCGCGGGTAGTAACGTTTTTAGGAGCAAATCTGAACATGTTTTCTATTATATAGATTAATACAAAACATAACTTTGTATCAATTAGAATCAATTTTATAGTTTATTCACACCTTTTTGAACCTTTATTTTGGAATAGGAAAAGGACGTTGGTTGGGTTCTAGATTAAAGTTCGTAGGCATAATTAAAGGAACTTGACGATCGATCATAGAAAGTTCAGGAATATTGCGAACTTCAGCATTTAACGGACCTTCTGGTTTTACTAGATTTGTGGATCCAATACCAAACAACCATGATTCAATATCATTCGGGTTTTTTGCCAATTCAGTATCAGGTAATTGACCCGGATTTAATCCAAGTCCCGATTTATAAGTAGAACTTGCAAAAGCATATTCTTTATTTGTGCTATATTGTATTTGTTGTTCAAAAGCGCGTTGTTCGACTTGATAATTTCCAGGTGTATTTTTATTCGACGATGATGCCATTATAATATAGTAAGACAATAAAGATTTTTGAATGGAATTACTAAATAACAATACTTACGCTATTTTGTGTATTAAACGTTTATATGATTCGTTTTCCTCATTGAACTGACTGGATTGAAGAAAGAAATCTTGTAAACACATATGAAATAAATGGAAATAATCATAAGAACACAAGACTGCCATTCCTATTTCTTGGTCCAATGAAAACATTTTTGCTGCTCCATGTTGATATAAATTTTGAAATAATATATTATCCTTTGTTTTCTCGTAAACAATGTCCATTGACTTGCTCATAGATTCTTCATCATAGTTATTTTCGTCATTTGTAATATCATCTATTTCCTTGTGTGGTATTTGTTCATTCATTTCGAACATATTTCGCAAACATTGACGATAAGAAACATCATTATAGTAAGTAGAATCTTTGGTTTGTATGTTTTGTAAAATCAATTCCATAATATAAATATGTGTATTTTCATATTTATATTCTTTTCCTAAAGTTTGGATAAACACGAAATATACCTTTTTCGTCGGTTGTTCGTTTGTTTTCTTGGACTTTGTGTAAAAGAGAAGGTTTCTTATTTTGATTCACATTTACCATAACGTGCGCCATTTTTTCTGCGACGTTCTTGAGTGTTAGTCCACTTCATCCATTGTTTCGAGGTATAGCGACGTTTTTTCGTATTGCGACGTTTACATTTACGCGATAAAGCACACATTTCTTTGTCTTTCGACTCTTTACAATATTTACACAAACAATTATATAAATGGTGTTTCCGCATGATTTTTCTAAACTGATTTGGTGTGTGATTACCTGTTATAAGTGATCCGTATCCTCTATAACAAATTGTTTTCTTGGACTTCTTTGGTTTTGATTTGGTATGTTTCAAAGTTTTTCGTTTGCCTCCCACATTTTTATATTGATAATTACTATGGAAATGATTCCCACCAACATGTTTATATTGATAACAACTATGTAAATGAGGAGGATTTCCACCTGTTTTCCTTGCCATATTATATAATATGGCAGAGAAATATTGTTAAATATTATTTACCTAGACTCTAAATAAACGTGCTAAGAAAGACTTCTTAGCAGTCTTTCTTTTTTTAGATTTCTTACCCTTTGTTTTGCGCATCTTTTTTGTAGTGCGCTTCCTTTTCTTGCCACCATATTTGGCACCACAACTAGACCCTCCTAATACTTTCACACCCACCGAATCACCTAAATTTGCTAAACCGGACATTATATAATAATACTATATAATGTTTCTTCTAGGCAATTATACATTACTATTAGGTCGACCTTTCGCCATCTCATTTTCACTATAGCGAGTATCCGCACCACCACGCACCCAACCGTTCATGGCACTTTCTTCTACAGTATTCTTAGTATTCGAAACGCGATCTTCCATATTGTTGTCAGTAGGATAAAGAGTATATCCCATAAAACTCTGAGACATTACGGTGGAAACACTTTTCTTCTCGCCCATAGATTCACCTTCTTTCATTTGAAGTTCCAAAGTAGGATCAACAGAACCTCTTCCTAAATAAGGAACGGTTAGAAATGGACGTTGCATCAAATTCAAACGTCCTAAAGCACGCTCCTTTTCACCATCAAGTAATAATTCAGATTCATTTTGAACTTTATCACCACTAATACCTACACCGGTTACTCCGGTAGGAACCACAGCAGGTTGTTGCGTGGCAAAATGAATTTGAGAATCAACCGGATTTTGGCTAAAATGGTTGGTGGTATTGTAGGAAGAAAAGCGGTCATTCTGAAGCGTTTCTTGTGTTTTCGTGGTATTGTCGTTTTCAATGCGGGCCATATTATAAAAAGAAAAATTGCTTTCGCTGGACATTATAATATATATTTGCTATATATTTTGTCAGCAAATAATTTATTAATACAAATTATATCGAGGATTGTTTCGAACACTTGCAAACATATTACCTTCTTTTGCTGAAATCATATCACCGTAACAAAATTCAGCAAAACCACCTTGATCGTTAGGTATGGTTGTGTTGGCAGTACTATAAAATTGTCGCATTGACTGTTCTAACTCTAAATTATCTGTGGTACTTTGAAATAGTTTTTTATCAATATTTGGTTGTCCTGGATTTAATAATTGAACTTGTTTTTTAGTTTCGTCTAAAATAGTTTCCCGGTCATTTTCTGTAAAAGAAGGAGGAGCTGGTTTTTTATCGGGGTTATAATCATAATCGCTAACTAATACATTGCTTAAAGGATTTGACGGTTCACTTTCTTGATATTGATTTCTATTTACATCTATGTCAATCAAAGGTCCATGGCGACTATATGATTTTTCATATGATGAATTTCCACCATAGAAACCTTCATTTTGTTTACTAGAATAATGAAGAAGGAAAATACATAATAAGCTAATTCCCGAAACCACTAAAACTCGCTCTTTTCCCGTGAAAATATAAGCAATTAATGTCATAATGATTACTAAACGTGTCAATGAATTTAATTTTTGATTAAAACTCATTGTATCTACAGGAAAAAACTCCAAGACATAGTTCGGTTGAAATAATACATTGGGATCTTCTGACCAAAATGGAATTTTCACTTTTTTCTTTACAACCTGGAGAGGCATTTTTTGAACTTCGGTTTTCTTTTCTATTTCTGCCGTTGGTTCAATTGTTTTTTCTTCTGGTACAGAATGTTCTAAATCATTATCTAATATAGTTGGGTTCATTGTCTTTTATATATATATTCTTTGCTATAAAAATATATATAATTATGCTAATCTCATTTTTTGACACACTTTTCATCAATTTGAAAAGTATCACATTTTTTTTTATCCGGAACAATTTGTAAAACACACTTGGATTTTTCTCCTAACAAAGGTTCAGTGCACCCTTTTTCAATGTCATTATTTTGATTTGTTTTTGAACAACGAGAACGAAAATGTTCATAGCGTTCGCGTACATCAATATATGACAATCCCGATTTTTTCCCCAACATTTTATTAATGGTTTCATGTAGTTGATAAACATATTTAGAAAAGGTTTCTCGATTTTTCATATGGTGCCATTTTAATGGATGTTTTTTAAAATTTTTACATAAATTTATTCTACATTTTCCACACGGTAATATATTGCGCAAATTAAAAATAAAACTGCGATAATTACGTTTGTCATCACATGTGGGTTGTACAGGATAGTTAAAACTGGTCGTGTGAATATAATGCCAAGCACTTGGTCCCCATACGCTGGTCAACATGCCATCATTTGAATTATAATCCTTTTTTTTATAAACGCGCCTTGTTTTTTTCTTTTTAGAACTATTCGATTTTGTCTTGTACGTTTTAGACATAGTTATATTATAAAGATAAAAAAGAGAACGTCAAAATTTCTAAATAATGATTTTCCTATAATTTTTATATGAAACTAATTTATATGGCTCCTGGAATTTTTTCAGTTTTATATAAAGACTTTGTCAAACCTCTTGAAAAACAACTAGTTACATTTTTCGTATTTATTATATTTGCGGTTGCTGGGTATTACGGGTATTGTTGGTTTGGTAAATCTACTGTGGAAAATTTAAGTGATGAAAATATGGCAAATAACAATCGTCGCATAAGTGAATCAAAATTAATGTTTTTCTCTGCCGATTGGTGCCCTCATTGTAAAAAAGCAAAACCGGAATGGGATAAATTTTCATCTGAATATGCGAACAAGGAAATAGGTAATTATAAAGTAATGCCTGAATCAGTTGATTGTACGGATGGTGAAAACCGTTTAATTCAAGAATATAGTATTGACGGATATCCTACTGTTATTATGATTAAAGATGGAAAACGAGTTAATTTTAGTGGGCGCATTACCGATGAAAACATCCAACAATTTGTCGAAAGTGAATGTAAAAAATAAGTTATATCTCATCTATTAATGTTTGGGCACATTGAACACCATTTTGAATAATAGTTTTGCGATTTTCAGGAGAGTCGATAAAATACATTAACGCTTCAAAATCCATTTGTCCCATTTCAATACATATTTCGTTACTTAATTCAAGATCTTTATCAAAATGTTTCATGTTTCTTATAGCATTTCGTAATAACAAAGTTATATATTCGGCTAAATTTGTATCCCGATTCATTTTCATTTTTTTATTACTGACTGTTCGTTTTCGAATACCTAAAATTTCATTTTTATGTGTTCCGTCTTGTTCTAAACATTGGTGAACTGGATAATTTAGGAGAATACCACCATCAATATAGTATTTTTCATCAATCGAAATTGGTTTAAATACTACAGGTATGCTACACGACGCGTAACATGCGTCTACTAATTTCACATGAGGATGTGTTTTATGTGAAAAACATGTTAATTCAAAAGCATCAATTTCAACGGCATAAATAAAAAAATTTACTTGTGTTTTTTCATAAAATTCTTTTAATGTTACATCGATTGAAAAATTTGCTCCCAAAAGTAATGGTCTCCACGCATCTTTAAAGTTTTCTATTGTGAAAACACCACAGTTATCGTAAATATTTAGAAAATGACTCCAATCAAATTTAAATACATGTTTCCATGGTCGATCAATTAAAAATGTATCGAGTGTTTCCCAATCATACTCAAGTAATAACATAAATAATACGCCTGTTCCTATTGATGTTCCATGGCAACTTTTAATATTTTTTATATCCCATTTACCACATTGATGTAATTCACGCAAAGCACCATATGCGGCTAAACCATATGTACCACCACCCGATACAACCAAATGTTTAATAATATATTCTGTTTCGTCAGTTTCTTCTTTATCCATTTATTCATTATAAAATAACGTATTTATATATATTTTTTTTCATCAGTTTTTATAAGAGAATGTCCTGTTTTTTATTCACCGACGATGATGATAATGTAGGAAAAATCGATATTGATGAACTATATGAAAAACAACAGAGACGTGATATGAAACAAATTTCAATATTTAATAAAATTTTGAATCGCATACACAAGCGTATTAAAGTTACTGGACGAAGTAAAGTAAAGGATCAATTTATTTGGTTTACTATCCCTGAATATATATTTGGTGAACCGTGTTATGATAAAGCAGAATGTATTGCGTATGTAATCGCTAAATTAGAATCGAATAAGTTTCATATTCGCTATGTTCATCCAAATACGTTGTTTGTATCATGGTCAAATTGGGTTCCATCTTATGTTCGAAGTGAATACAAAAAAAAAACGGGAGCGGTTGTGGATGAATTAGGCCGTATCGTAAGTCGTAAAGAAGACGTTTTATACGAAAATAGCGACGATCCCAATTCGAAAATATTAAATACTGGTCAAGAACTGAATGACAAAGCAAAAAAGGTTTACTCATCCACCGAAGAATATAAACCAACCGGTACGTTAATTTATAATCCAGATTTCTTTGAGAAAATTGAAAAAAAGATATTCTAAATAAAATACTTAAATATTACATGTTCCATTATACATAATGGAATCTGTACAAGAGTCTGTCGAAAAGGTCCCTGAAGGCGAAACCGCAAATGTTGATAAGCAACAAGCAACACAAGAAGTCAATGTATTGGATGTTCCAGTAGCAAATGAGAACGTTGCTCTGAATATTCTAGTAACTTTTGTCAATTTGGCACAAAAGCGCGGTGCTTTTAATCTGAAGGAATCCGCAAAGATTTGGGAATGTGTTGAAAAGTTTCAACGTTCAAGTGGAAATTAAACCATTTAATATTTAAAGTCTATAAATATAAATTAGCATACATGATACATAAAACAAGGCAAAATTAATTGAATACAACATTGCTGTTTTATTCATATTATAGGGGAAACTATAAATCAGTAGAGTTTTGTATAACATAACCGAAAGTAAGAACCATGTTTTCCATTCATCTTGAATATTATTAACTGAACTATTTAAAAAGAAATAAGAATGAAAATCTTGTGCTTTCTCAAAACATAGGAACAGTGTCGAATACATTATTCCTAAAACACTTGTAGCATACACATATGGATAGAAATATTGGGCAATATCTTTATTTATTGCCCATAAAACGAGTAAAAAATTAACAAAAAATGACGGTGGATACATGATGGATAGATTATCGAAAAAAATATGATTTATGTTATAATTCATATTTTATATTTTCATATCTTCTTCAATTATGGAAATGACTTTTTGATAATGAGGTGCTTCATCATATTGTATTTGATAGACATAATCGAACATCTTTTTTTTCCATTTATTTTCATTATGAAAATCTTCTTTTGCACTTTTTCGCATTTGATTATTTGGATGTAAAATATGATAAGGACTATATTCAGTGTCTTCTTTCACATTGATATTTTCCCAAGGCAATTTTTCATATAAAAAATAGAAATAAATATACAAAACCGAAATTAGATCATCACGTCTACACGGATCCATACCATAATGGATAAACAAACTGATGAATTTAGGAGTTCCCATAATAAAACTATCTTTCGTTTTTTCTTTAACATGTTCATTATTTTCATCTAAATATATAGTTGCTAAACCAAAATCGATTAAATAAACAGAATTATCTTTCATCATAAAATTTTGTGGTTTAATGTCTCGATGAATAACTCCATATTGGTGTATATGAATCAATATTTTTATCATTTGAATCGTAATTTGGTTAATTTCTTGGACATCGACAGTATTATTTCGTACATATTGATCTAATGTACAATCATAAAATGGCATGATTAAAGCAAGTTGGTTGTTATATGGACCATACCAATAAATAGGAGGAACATTGCGACATCCTTTTTCATATAAATAATGTAATATAGTGGTTTCTTGTTTCAATAATGAAATCGGGCAATCTTCTTGCTCAGTTTTAATAGCAACTTTTTCCTTCTTTTTAGTTAATCCTTCATAAATTGTTCCAAATTGTCCGTTCCCAATTTGTCTTATTATTTCATATTTGTTTTGAATCATAATTCAAATTATGAAATTATGTATATATAGTTTATACGAAAGCAATAATTTATGAATGACATTGTAAGTTTTGTTATATATTTATTCATAATACTAATATTTGGTTATATTGTTGGACATTCTCTTTCAAACAAATGTTTTCCATTACGTGAAGGTGCACGTACATTACCTAGACCTGTAATTAATCCTCCTTATAAAATATACGAGAAAACTGTCAAAGATATTGTCTTCCTCCCCGGAGAAACAATGAACCATTTTATAGATAAACAAGCCAACACTTATTTTGATAAAGATGGACTACCTTTAGAAAAGACTATTCAAAAATACGCAGCATATTGCGTAAATCAAGGAAATGTGAGCGATGAAAATAAACGCAAATTAACTGACATTGGGTATTATGTTTTGAATATTGTTATTCCTAATTTACCTAGTACGAAAAATAATGAACCAAAAGAATACTGGCCACCAATTGAATGGTCAAATCACAAAATATTCGATGTTTGGAAACAACCTACATCCACATATAAAGAATTTAGAGGGCAAAATTATTTAGATTCCTATGTTTCGAATTTTAATGCTTCCAATAATGGTGGCGGAGGAAATATAAATTCACTGTTTGGTAATTTAGATACTTCCAATTTCTTTGGAAGTAGTAAAAGCGATGACGGAGGTGACGACGACAAAGGAGATGGTGACGATAAATGCGGTGATTCTGAACAAAGTAAATGTGGCATAGGTTGTCCCGATAGTTGTTTAAGCGGTGCGTTTGCTGCTGCGGCTAATGCACAAGGCGATGAAGATGACGATGGTTCAAGTTCAAGTAATGGAAATAAGACGAATTTGAATGATTCGTATAAAGATGATAGTTCTAATAATACTGACGGCAACCAAAATAATGCGGGTAATACCACATTATTGCCAGGAGGCGCAAATGTTTTAATGATTGGTTCGGCAAAACTAGACGGATACGTTATTACAGATGAAAAGCAAACAAGTGACTCGTCCAAATTGAACGATGAAATTAACGAATTTATTTATAATTATTTTATTAGTTCTGGACCCAATGAAAATCGTCCAACACAATATGCGATTGATCAATTTGAAGCGTGGAAAAAAAAATCACCCATGGACCAAATACATATGAATAAATTGCGTGATATGGTGTATTATATATTACAAATTATTGTGCCAGGATTGCCAACAGATCAATTATCGCGTTCCTATGTTGCTTGGCGCCCTATTGTTTGGATGAGTCGTTCTGAGAAACGCAATTAGGTTTTGATGGCACATATTCAAAACACTTTATATTACAAATCTCGCAATAATTACTCGTCGTTTCATAATGGTTATAATTTCGCTTCAACTTGCTTGTACATTGATTACAGTAAAAGATTTTACAAAAACAACATGTTTGCTCGTATTTATAAATGTCATATTTATTACAATGACTACATAATTTCATATATTCTGTAATATGTCGACACAGATATTTATCCAACATTTCTATTTTAGTAATCGATTATTTATATTCTTTTTATATATTTTATACTCGTATTATAAGAACATGATGATAACTAAAACATTAAATAAATTTGTGGAAAAAGTCTCTCCTCAAGTGTATTTTATTCTCATCGGAATTTGGTATATAGTTTATTTCGTAACAATTGTTGGTTTAGCCTATATTGATCCAAAATATGTAAAAACATTAAATATGATTATTCAATTTTTTATTGCGTTTGTTTTATTTATTCGATTTAACCCATTTCAAAAACGTATAACATGTAATCGCAATGATCGTATGTTCGTTTTAGCAAGTTGTTTCTTTTTATTGGTGAATGACGAATTTACAGATTATATGCGAACATTTTTTCGAGATCGTATTGACCGATTAAAAACATTTTTCTAATTATTCAAATATAACCACATTTTTTAACAATCAAACAATCATTTTCTTGGACTATTTGAAATGGTTTTCCGCATCCGTAAATTAAATCTTCTTCTATTACCTGATTACATAATTCTTCAGAACTATGTGGTTTCATTTGCTTTCCAGAATCTTTGTATATTCCATGTCGAAAAATACCACAATCCGTTTATTATATAAACGTTATAATAAAACATCTAAAAAGATTTCTACTTAACTTTCCATGAACCAGTTAATACAAAATGAAAAAAATAATAGCGATTTACAAAACACATTAAACATTGATGAAATATTGGAAGCAGCACAGCATGTAGATCGCGAATATATTGAACACCATTCCTTGAAAACTATTTCCGAAGAAATATTTGACTGTTTACAAGAAATAAACATGGAACGCGATAATATTAACAAATATTGCCGAAGTCTTCTTCAATATAAATACATTGAATATGTTCATCATATTCACAAAGGAAAACATATTCGATGGATTCGAAACGGAAAATTAACAAATGGCGGTATAGTCGTAGACATTAAATTTTTAAATAATGGCACTCACGTATTATGTAAAAATCATCATCGATTTATTCAATATAAATTTGATGATTGTAAAACATTCCAAAAATTAACGCAACAAGAATTGTTAATTTTACAAATAAAAGATAATTTATGATTTTTTTTTCATTGTTTTGTTTCTAACAGTAGAACGTTTTTTGCGAGTATATATTTTCACCATTTTATATTTATAGAACTTCTGTATACATTGTAACATTTTTTTGGATACTTTCATATCAATCAATATATCTTCGCCAATTTTTTTATTATCGTTTACTATGAAATCGTTTCTTTTATAATAAGACAGCAACTCTTCTCTGATATTTTCTGATTTTTCACATTTTTCTACAAGTGCGTCTATAAATGTTCCTATTATTTCATTACGACTTAAATCAATATAATACGGTTTGGGTTGTACATAATATACATATCTATGTTTCATGAATACATGATCAGTATTGTCCAAGAAACACAATTCAGTGTTTTTAGGCAATTGAACACATCGTAAAAATTCATTATATGTTTTACTCCCTGTCGTTCGTTTATGTTCGACAATTTTGCCATTTATTTTAAATGCTCGTACTATGTTGGTAAATAAACCGTCTACATTCCATTTTTGTTCAATATATTCGGATATATAAGTGGTCCATGTTATTGGAATACAACTATTGTTCGTATACATATACACCATGGTTTTGCCATTTTTCGTCTTTTTTTTATGTAAATATTGAAAAATGATTTCAATTCCATATCGAAATACTTGGGGAAATAAATCAAGTAGAAAAAATAAACACTGTTTATCGTTTTCGAACAAGGTACATGAAAAAGAAGAATGTAATTGTTGAATGAATTGAAATAAAATATAAATTTCCGAAAAATGTCCGATTGTTTCATCCAGATCAAATACGAATATTTTTGTATTATTTGTTTCATTTTTCTTCAATTTCAACCCTTTCCCCTTGTAAATGTTAACATGTTCTTTCGACATTGCCTATAATATTTTGATATTAATATTTTTCCAATAATTATAAGCGAGAATTCATATAAAACTACATATTGTATATGAATTATAATGGACCGCGTTCAACAACTCGAAAAAACTCAACAGGAATGTTTGGAACTATTTCGTAAGAAAAATCAAGACTATGGCGATGCGTTTGCCAAATTTGGTGTCATTGGAATATTAATGCGTATTGAAGATAAAATACAACGATCTTTGTCTATTACAAAAAATGGTGTTCGATTAGTCAACGATGAATCCTTAAAGGATACATTGATGGATTTACATAATTATGCTGCCATGGGTGTTATGTTACTGGATGAAAATACAAACGAACAAAATACAATCCAAACATTACATGGACATAATCGAAATTAAACATATGTTTAATGAGTAACAGGCATACTAGTTA